CGTTAGCGAAGATGCTGGACCACCAGATCAGGGAATTAACGCTGACATATCCAGCGTCGAAGACTGCGCGGTCTGAACCGAATACACGCGCGGCATCACGGTTCAAGGCGTCCAAGTGGGTCCGGGTGCCAGCCATGGCGTTAGCCAGGGCGTGTTCCATGCGGTGATCTTCCAGGACATTGAGGGCATGGGCATATGTGGTTCTTGTGATCAGTTCACAGCGCAGAAAATAGGGGCACCCGGCCTGTTCGGTCATGCTCATGACTTTTTTGGTATGGCTGGTGATCAGGCTGGGGCTGGGGGCTTCACTGAACCGGGCGTGGCCTGCCTCATGATCGAGCAAGCCCCTGAAGCCGTTCAGGGTAATCCCCAACTGTTCCAGGGCCTCAGGCGACGGCATATTGATACGAACCACACAAGCATCAACCCAGGCGGCCGAGCCGGTCTGATTCCGGGCGCTGACACTGGTCCCAGCGATGACATTCAGGGCCGCGCCAGCATCGTCTGATACGATGCGCGCCAGGGCGCTGACATTCGTGTCGTTCTCGTAAATCCGCAGAGGATTAAGCATTGGGAACCTCGCTAGGGGCAGGCAGGACGCGGCGCAGGGCTTCGCCTAGGATCATGCGCTCCGGTTCTGTGATGGACAGGGCCAGTGTCAGGTCAGCGGCCGCCAGGGCGGCGCTGTGCAGGTCCAGCCGGGGCGTGAGCATCGCGCAGGTTTTGGCGAAAGCCACGGCCAGCCGGAAACCGAAGGCGGTGGAATACACAGCGCCGGACTGAACCAGGGAGTGACCGGCGCTCATGATTTTTTCGGCAAGCTGGGCCAGGTCCAGGCTGACGCCGTGGTGATTAACCAGGGCGCTGATCATATCGGGACCCTTGGGTCCTTCCACGGTTAGCTGGAGCGTGAAGCGCTCACGCAGGGCAGCGCTCAAGCCCGTGGTATGGCGGTTTCTCTGCGATGCGGCGCCTACTCCTGCACCATTGTCCGTTCCGATGATGACGAGGGGCGCAGGCTGGACGCTCTCGCCAGTCTGCGCGATCAGGAAAGGGCGCCGGGGGGATTCCAGGGCCGGGTGCATCACCGCACAGACGCCATCCTGGGCGGCACCCAGTTCGTCAAGAAGCAGGACACCGCCCAGCCGGTAGGCACGGGGCAGGAAACCATCGCGCCATGCGGAACCACCATCGGCTTCCAGGATTAGCTGACCAATAAGCTGCGTGGTAGTCGTGCCTAGGGCCAGAGGGACAGCGTGGAGGGGGGCACCCATGACACGGGCCAGGGCCAGGGCGAAGGCGGTCTTTCCCGTGCCAGACTCACCGGAAAGCAGGATGTTCGGGACAGGGGCGCCGGCATTCAAGGCGTGTTCAAGGACCATGAGCAGGGGCGTCATCTCAGGGGGCGCCATGTAACCGTTCAGGGCCAGGGCCGCGCGTAGGTCAATGGCGCCGGGCTGGGGCACATAGGCGGGGGCAGGGGCGACCACGGGGGCAGCATCTTCCACGATGACCACCGGGGGCGGGTCAGGAATGACCACGGGCTGGGCAGGTATGGCGATAGGCGCCGGGGCGGGTGCCAGGTGGGTCGTGTCAGGCGATGGGTTGAAGGTAGGATCAGGCGCCACAGCGTAGCCTCGCACGGGTGAAGGTAAATTTACCGGGGCGCTGGACGCAGGCAGGGGCGTGATGGGCGCCGTGGGGGCGGGGACCTTGTATTTAGGGCGGCCGGGGCCGCGCTTGGTGCCGCCGGATGCTGCGGCATTGGCCTGCGAGATAGCCCAGCCGATACCCTTAGACCATTCGGCGTGGGGCCATGCGCTCATGGCGCGGATGATCAGGGCGCGGCGCTGGGTATCGTCCAGGCCGGGGAAGGTGGCCGGGTCGATACTCCGGTCTTCAGGATGGGGCGCCATATTGAAGCGGCCGCGCCAGATCAGACGCAGGATGACGAGCAGGGCGTCAGAGGATGCAGGATTGAGAAGCGTTTGCATGGTTCGGGCTCCAGTGTCCGAAGGTTAGAGAGAGAGGTGATTCGGTTCGATAACCGAATCACGGGTGATAATGCCGCCGTTGGGGAGCGTCATAGTGCAACCGAGCCATTCAATGTCAATATGAACGGGGAGCGGTTCACTATAATTATTGGTGTTCGGGCGCGGGGCAGGGCGGGCGAACAGGGCGCCGGGGGTTGATGGGAGGGTTTTCATGGGGTGACTCCGAAAAGTTAAAAGGGCCGGTAATGAATGACCCTGGTGGGTGGAGGCTCTGAAAAATCGTGTTTTCAGAGTGTAAATGGTGATGGTAAAGAGTTAAGACTGTGCCGAGATGTTAAAAGGTGAGAATCTGTCTCAAGAATGTGTTTTCTGTCAGGTTAATGTCAGATAGTAAAAACTCCCCCACCCAAGAGTATCAACGGCGAGGAAATAGGCAAGGGGAAAAGTTAAAAATATCTTGAGGGTATGGAAACACTGGAAACATACGGGTGCGTGATGGGTGGATGGTATGGAAACAAGGTGGGATTTTGTGGTTATTCTGTTTCCAGAATAACCCTGTTTCCAGGGTATGAACCCCGGAAACATCGTTTTCCTAACCTCTCCTATAAAAATACATTCTCTCTCTTTTTCTATACCCGAGATGAAATGTTAAAAGTATGGAAACAGTGGAAACACCGTAATGTTTCCAAACATTTACGAAAAATCGCGTCATCTGGATACATACGGAAACATACGGAAACACTTATAATCAGGGCGTAATGCAGTATACCAGGCGTAATGAAGTATGATGGCAAGGTGCAGCTCCAGGGTGCCAGGCGCAGGGCGTGAGGCTGGGGTAAATAGGCATAGGTTTTTAATTAGGCGAGGGTATTTAGATGCTGGTATTTATTAGGCAAGCTGTATTTAGGGCTTGATGGATGGCGCGCGCCATGTAAATAGGCTTGCGATCATGGCCAGGGGGCATCAGGCAGGCGGCCGGGGGTAGTTTCCGCTCGCCGGGGGGCGATGGGTGAAGGGATGAATTATTACCTCCTGGACTTCTACGCCTACCCATTTTCAAAATTTCAAAACCTTTCGTTAAAAACCTTCCCCCACCCATAGTTTCGCCTTACACTCCAAGCCTGGAGGTTCCTTGGCACGGCCCATTTCAACCTACCCACCGGAGTTCGAAACTTCCTACAAGGAGGTTTTCACCACCGATTCGGGTGTTGCGATCCCCAAGGCCCAGCGTGATGTGGCCAAGTCACAGGCATACCGCGAGTGGCTAGACTCCCGTGAAATTCCCGAAGACCCCATCGCTGACCCAGCAGACAGCCCAGCAGAGGCCCTGGAAAAGATCGTCCAGCACTCACTCAGGACCATGACGCCCACGGATGCCGTGAAACACAGGTCCCAGCTTCTCAAACTCGCCGGGGACACTGTGCTTCTGGACCGAAAAGCCAGGATTGAGAAGCAATCCCTGGCATCCGGCCTGTCGATCATCACCGAACTGTTCCGCAAGGTAGCCGCCGGGGAGGTCAAGCAGGGACCAGGGTGGATCGACGCAACCACGTTGCCAACCCTCAGCGCTCAGGAACAGGCAATCGAGGCCATCGCCACGGCTGATGCCCTTTCCGAGTCTCCTGCCCATATCCCAGCGCAAAGGGAGGCCGTTTGAGCGAGTCTGATCGGGAGTATTGGGCCAGATTTGAGAGCGCCGTTCTGATCCGGCCAGCCCTGGACCCCGTAATCGCGGCTGAAGCGCTCTTTGGTAGGCTCTCCGAGAAGCAGAAAGAGCAGGTTTCCTACGAGGAAGACGAGATTTTCCTTGGTGGCGGGGCCGGTTCAGGCAAAACCCGAGGGGTCATCATCGCCTGGGCCGTGCGCGCCTTTGAGTTCCAAGCCCGAGGGTTCAAGTATGACGCCCTGGCGGTGCGGCGAACCTTCCCGCAGTTGAAGGAAATCATCGCGCTGGGCAAGGAAATGCTCCTACCCCTGGGGGCGTCCTGGCATGAGTCTTCCAAGACCTTCATCCTGCCTGGCGGGTCGAGTTTGGAGTGCGGTTTCTGTGAGCGGGACGATGATCGGTTCCAGTATACGGGCCGGTCCTGGGCGATGATCTTCGTGGACGAAATCCAGCGCTATGCCACGCCGATTTTCTATGACTGGATCTTTTCTCGCCTCCGCTCACCCATCAAGGAAATCAACGGCAAGCTGTGGCGCCTGCCCCTGCGTGTATTTTCCACCGCCAACCCAAAGGGTCCTGGCAACCACTGGCTTAGGAAGCGCTTCATCGACACCACCGGCCCTTCAGGCGGCGTGACCACCCGCAAAGTGGAAACCACCACGCCGGATGGGGAGGCGATCACCGTCACGCGCACGGTGCGCTACCAGCACAGCACCGTTCTTGACAATCCGTGGCTCAGAAACACGGATTATGTCCGAAATCTGATGCTCTTGCCTGAAGCAGACCGCAAGGCCCTGCTGGAAGGGGACTTTTACATCGTGGAGGGCGCGTTCTTCAGCGAATTCAGCCGGAAAATCCACATTGTCAAGTCATTCCGCCCACCGCCTGACATTCAGTTGCTCAATGCGGGGGATTGGGGCACGGCCTCGCCGTGTCATTTCGGCTGGATGGCTGAACTTTCCAACGGGGAGTTCCATGTATTCTCCGAATACACCACCCGCGACCCTGAGGACTGGAGCAAGGGCACCTGGCGCAACGCCACCGATGTTGCTGATGACCTGATTCGGATTGAGACTCGTAATTCCTACGATGTTTCGGAGCGCTGGCTGGATTCGGCCTGCTTCTCAGACGATGGCACTGGGACGAATGTCGGGGAAATCTTCCACATGAAGGGCCTGTTCTTCCAGAAGTCCGTGAAGGGGCGCAACCTCAAGGCCCGAAACCTCCGCGAACTGATGAAGGTCACCAACGGCAATAGCCGCCTGAAGATCCACGATTCCTGCAAATACCTGATTTGGGAACTGGAAAACCTGATGACGGACGAGCAGGACCCCAGCCGTTGGGATGAGCGCGGGTCGGATCACGGGGTTGATATGCTCCAGTATGGCACCGCGAAGAATGTCCTTGCGCTGGGCGGGGACGCGCTCAACCATCAGAAGCAGGAAGCCTACAAGTCCAACCGTGCGAAGATGGAAGCCATGCGAAAGAGGGGTGCATCGTGATTATCCCAGGCTTGGACCTCCAACACACGGCGGCGTGGATTCTCGACAGTTGGAAGCGCGAAAAGCAGCGGCGTTTGCTTACAGAGACTTCCATCTGGAGGGACTGTTTCCTGTTCGCCAAATCGAAATTCGGCGCCGACCCTGAGCCGGGCGTGTCCGGCGATGACCTATCCAGCCGCTTCATCCCCGACTCCGAGAACGGCGTGGACACCGTATCGGCCCAGCTTGTCCGGCTGACCATGCCCAACGCTGACTTCTTCATGGCGCTGCCCACGCACCCCAACGAACAGCAGAACGGCGCGGCGGCTGTCACTTCGCTCCTGAAGTATTACCACCGCCGGAACAAGTTCAGGCAGAGTGCGCTTCAGATCGTAAAGCAGGCGGCCATCTGCGGCAACTCAGGTTGGGTCCTGGACTGGACCACGGAAGCCGGGATGGTGCCAGACATCATCGCCATGAAACAGATGTATGCCCAGCGTCAGGCCGCAGCCATGCTGACTGGCGAGAAACCCAAGGCGCTCCCCGCTCTGCCTCCCATGAAGCGCGTGGTGAACTACCAGGGGCCAACGGTCCAACCGGTGAACATCTTCGATATGGTGGTGCAGACCGACCGGCCCTATGAGCAGGCGGCGCGGTTCATGAAGTTCCGGCGCAACGATGCCTACCTGAAGGAACTCAGCAAGGAAGACGATTTCGGGTATTCTCGCTACACCATCCCGAAGAACACTGAACCGAGCCTTGACCCTGACACCAGCGATTCAATCCGAATCGAACTGAATCAGGCGTCTGGTCTGAGTATGTTGCCGATGGGCACGGGCACCAACCAGATGAACGAACTGATCCAGGTGATGGGTGATGTCCCGGTGAAGTTCAAAGACGGAACCGAAGTCACCATCCCCTGCTGCGTGGCTACGCTCCTGAACCAGCGCGACATCATCCGGCTGGAGGTCATGCCCACTAGCACCAGCCGTATCCCGATGGGTATTTACCAGTGGAACCCCAGCCCCAATGACCCGCTTGGTCGAGGCGTTCTGGAGCGCAACCTGGGCATCCAGGATGCGATCAACACCCGCATGAACCAGAGCATCATGGCCAATGGCATGGCGATCAATCCGATGGTCTTCTACAAACCCGATGGTCTATTTGACCCCAGCGAGTTCGTGGCCTTCCCCGGCGCCGCCTTCCCCTACATGACCACCAAGCCGGAGCCTTTCGTCATCCCCGATCAGGCCATGCAGGGCTTCAACGAAGTGAAGATGCTTCAGGGTATATTCAGTGATGGCGTGGGCGCCCTGATCAACAATAGCCAGGGTGAGGCCAGTGCCACGGAGGCGACCATCGTTGCCAGTTTGGGCCAGTCCCGGTTCGGTCTGATCGCTGAGAACTTCGAACTCAGCTTCCTGGAGGAAGTCATCACTCAGGAATTGCTCATGGCTCAGATGTTCATGACCAAGGAAGAAATGGTTCGTGTGTCCGACCCGATGGACCCAGGTGCCCTGCCTCAGATGATGCCGGTGGATCAGACGGTCATCCAGGGCGAGTATCAGGTATTCATCGCCGGGATGCTGGACATGGCTCAGAACCAAGCGAAGATGGGCGAATTGATTTCTCTTACCCAGGCGTTTGGCGCCATCCCACCGCTTCAGCAGGGCATGGACTGGAAAGCCTACGCCGCGATGATTCTCAGGATGAAGGGCTTCGGGGAATACATTCCTTCGATCTTCCCTTCCCAGCCAGCAGGAGGTATGAATGGAAATCCAGATCAAGGAATGGCAGGGGCCGGAGGCCCGGCGGCTCCTAGCGGAGCTTCAGGCACAGCCGGGTTGGCGTCTGGTCCTGGCATGGTTGGAGGCGGCCGAAGCCCAGGCCAAAGCCCCGGTGCCAATGACCCCGGAGGTCGGCCACCTATGGCCGTTCAAGCGGGCCTGGGCTGACGGAGAAGCCGCCGCCTATGAAAATCTACGCAATATGCTTGCAGTTGCGGTGAAATTTCCAGGCAAGGTTGACGCCCGTGGGCGTCTGGTCCCGACAGAGTTCGACAGCGATGGAGAAGATGAACGGGCGGGTATTTAATTTAATTCCTTGCCCAAAATGAAATACCACCTACCCTATTTTTACGGAGAGCATTTATGCCCCAGCTTTTTACCCCCAGCGCGATGGACGAAGCCCTTGGATTCTCTGGCGAGGAATCTGACGCAGACCTGATGGGTGCCGCCTATGGCACCGAAGATAACGCCCCTGAACCCGCAGTTCCTCAGACCCCTGCGCCTGATCCCATTGACCCAGCTCCGGCGCCTGTTGACCCCGCCCCTGCCCCCGCTGTTCAGGCCCAGCCGCCCCCGGCCACCGACCCGCAGCAGCCCACCCTCGCTGAAATCCTGGCCAGGATGGAGGCTCAGGCCCAGCGTCAGACTCAGATCCTTGAACGGGCTGTTCCCCAGCCCCCTCAGACTCCCCAGGCCCCCGCGGTCAGGCCCTTGCCGGTCATCCCCGAGCAGTATCGCGGGGCGATTGACGAAGACACCTTGCGCGGCGCCCAGGTGGTCATGGATATTTTGGGCATCACGCCCAAATTGGAGCGCCTGGAGAAGTTCGAACAGGCGCAGACCGAGCGAGAAACCGGCAACGCAGCCGGTCAGTTCATCACCAGTCAGGTCCCTGAAATGAAAGACCCGGTTTTCCAGCAGGAAGTGGTCGCTGAAGTTGAGCGTCAGTTCGACCTTGCTGGGGTTCCTAAAGAGGCAAGGGCGCAATTCCTGAACCCTTTCCTTTTCGTGCAAGCAGGGAACGCGGTCAAGAGCCGCCGAAGCCAGAGCGCGGCGCCCAGCGCCCCCTCCACTCCCGCCATCAATCAGGCCCTAGCTTCCCGCGCAGGCGGCGAAACTCATTCTGAGCCTGTGGCTGCGAGTGTTTCTGATACTTCGCAGCAGCCTGTCGATTGGATGGATATGTCTGAAGAAGACTTCGCCAAGCGCCAAGCTGCCATTCTCCGCAAGCAGAACGGTTCCTGGTAACCGTCCAACCCCAAGAGGCTCATCATGGTTCGCACCACTTCCGCCACGACTGGCGCACTTCCTTCAATTGCCACCTACATCTGGCGCACCGGCCTGGCCGCGGCCATGCCCCTGCTCTGCTTCGAAAAGTATGGGCAGACCATCTCCATGCCCGGCGGCTCCGGCAAGACCATCACCTTCCGGCGTTTCGAAAAGCTGCCCCCCATCGGCGGCGCTGGCGACTACACCGCTACCACCCCCAGCCGTGTGCTGGTGGAAGGCGTGACGCCCGACAATGTGACGCCCACCGTCACCGACATCGTGTTCACGCTGACCCAGCTTGGGGCCTACTACCAGTATTCGGACATTTCCGGCTGGGTGAACGAAATCAGCGTGGACCAGAACCTCATGGCGCGCACCGGCGAGAACATGGCCGAAGTGGTGGACTACTACTACCGCGATACCATCCTCGGCGGCTCCCGCTTCTACCGCGTCCTGGAATCCACCAACAACACCAGCACCCCCAGCCGCAACCTGATCGCTGGGAAGATGGCCAAGGCGCTGCCCATCGCCGTGATCGGTCGCGACTTGTTCGCTGCTGACGCGAAGACGGTCAAGCCCATGAAGGGTTCCAGCGATGGCTTCGGGACCAGCGCCGTGCGCGAATCCTTCGTGGCCGTGGCCCACCCTGACCTCTGCGCCGACCTGGACACCATCACCCCCACGGTGGTCAACGGCTCTGACGGTTTCACCCCCGTGGCGAAATACGGTTCCCTGACTGACCTCCTGCCCGGCGAATACGGCACCCTCAAGAATGTCCGGTTCATCCAGTCCACCCACGGCAAGATTTGGGCTGGCGCTGGCGCGGCTGTCGCGGCCACGGGCGAGAAGGCCACCGGCGGCTTCATCGATGTCTACGCCGCCGTGGTCACCGGCAAGGATTCCTACTGCTGCGTGAAGTTCAGCAAGGACTCCGGCAAGGTGATCTATGTCAGCGCCGACAGCAACAGCAAGTATGACCCCCTCAACCAGTTCAGCGTCCTGGGCTGGAAGGCCACGGTCACGGGCGGCATCCTCAACGATGCTTGGCTGAAGCGCCTGGAGTGCGGCGTCACCGCCTAATCTCAACCCTGAAGGCCCCTGGCCACGATTGGCCAGGGGCCTTTTCTCAAACTGCCTGACCCACCCAGGGCAGGCCGCTCAGTAGAGGTCCAACATGGCCGACACCGCAGTTCAAACCCCCGCCAAACTCAGGTATTTCCGGGGCATCATCCACCGCAATTCACAGCACGGTGCGGCGTGGTTCTTTGCCGATGACTCCGTGAACAAGAAGTTGCAGATCGCCTGCGAAACCGAAGTCATCGTCCCCGAATATGTCATCGACATCATCAAAGGGACCATCGTGGACCGGGTGATTGTGAAGCCTGTCCCCGGCAAGAGGCGCGGATTCAAAAATATCCGAGAGCGGTTCAACCGCTATACTTGGGAACAGCTTGGTGAAGTCTCCCAGGCTGAGTGGCAGAAGTTCGAACTGGAACAGCGGGACCTGCCCGTCCCTGACGGTGACAGCGAAGAATAACAGGAGCGGCTCATGACCCTTTTCCAGCGCAACGAAACCGTCAGAGACTTCAACGGCGTGGTGGTTTCGAAAGCCAGCGTGAAGGTGGTCGCCGGCCTCACCTACGATGACTCAGCCCCGCTTGCGGTCCTCTACTCGGACCCGGCGGGGCTTGTGCCGTTGGCGAATCCCATGCAGGCTGATGCCGCCGGGACCTATTCCTATTGGGTTGACACGGCTGATTATTACTCCGAGCAGATTTCCCGGCCTGGGTATATTTCGACCACCAATGAAGGCTTCTTCCTAGGCACTCTGGAAGGCCCTCCTGGGCCACAGGGAAGCGAGGGGCGTGCCGGTCCTGACCTGAGTCCCCAGCTTGCAAGCACAGCCAACGCCAGTTACGGCGCCGGGATGATCGGGCTAAACACCGCGTTGGCGTATGCGGCCAACACGGTTGGAAAGTTCCTCAAAGACCTGGCCACTTCTGGTTCTTCCGGTATTGGCTACCTTGCTCCGATGACTGGAGCCGTGACCCGCTTCGTATCTGACCGGCTGTTTGATCGCGTCAGCGTCTTCGACTTCATGACCACGGCTGAAATTGCTGATGTCAGGTCTGGAGCCGGGGTGCTTGATATTCAGCCTGCTTTGCAGGCCGCACTTGACGCGATGGCTTCTGCTGGTGGCGGTTGCTTGCGAATCCCAAAGGGCGTCTATACCATCGGCTCCGGCTTGGTGATGTCCTCTGACGACATCCAACTGCTTGGCGACGGCCCAGGCGTGTCTGTCATCAAGGCCAAGGACGGAACGACTTTCGAGTTCATGCTCTATGCGACCGCCCAAGAAAAGGTGGGTATTTCCAAACTCACTTTCGATGTCAACAAGTCAGGGCGCTCTTTCGCGCTCCAGGCCGCTGTTGCCAGAGCGTGTGGTCCTGTTTTTGATTCTTGCAACGATGCCTTCGCGTCTGAGTGCGAGTTCAAGAACGCCTACGGCAAGGGCGGCGGTTCGCCCGTTCCTGCGGTCTGCTTCGCCTTTGGCGGCAACGGCCTTCGAAACAAGATCCTGAACTGCGTTGCCATTGATGGTGGCGATCCTGGTTACTCGGCTGATGGGTTTTATACCTCTGGAACGCAGACCTTGATCTACGGATGTCAGGCGAAGAACTGCCTGGACACGGGCTTCGTGCTTGAGAATTCCAATTACTCCGGCATCATCGGCTGCACCGCTGATGGCTGTTCTGACGGTGCAGCTATCACAGCCCTGTCCTCGGACTCAACGGGAAACTTCATCAGCGGCATGACCGTGAATGGTTGGTCCAGTTCTGTGACTGGTGGCGTTCAGATCGGGGCGCTGGGCGCGGGGAACCTCCTGGATACCTCCATCGACGGTCTGGTCATGACAGGCGGAGGCACGGGTCCGGCACTCAACTTCCGCAAGACCTCCACCGGGCGCATCATCGGGACCACGGTTCGGGCCAAGATCAATGGTGCATCCACTCAGGGCATCCTGGTGGATGGGTGCGACGAGTTGGTCATCGCATCTGGTACCAGCGTGAAGGGGACCGGCGGAGCGTGCGTCCAGGTTCAGACAGGCTGCACCAAGATCGTTGTGGACGGTGCCCAGTTGAACCCCACGGGGCCGAATACCTTCGGTTTTACGTCCATGGATGGAACCGACATCACGGTCAAGAGCTGCCAGATCAACGCCACGGCTGGGCAGATGACCTATGGCATCTACTTCTTCGGGACAGGCACCCGGTGTTCTGCGATCCTGAACAACATCAACGGACACTCGGTAGCCGCAGTGGGGGCAGATGCAACGACCACCCCGATTGTGGTAGCTCCGATGACCACGGCATCCGGGTTCTATTTTGGGAAGGCTTCAATAACGAACCTCTATGACCTTTCAGGAGTTCTTAAAACCGATCAAGCGTTCATTTCTTCGCTGACGATCAAGGCGCTTGGCAACCTTATCGAGGTCGGCCCCACCGGAGTATCGAGTGGCAACGGTGGCAGCTTTCGCGCTCGGAACGACACAGGCACGTCCTCTTGGCTGATGGGCCACCTCGGGTCCGGTGGAGCTACGGCCTGGGTTCTTAACGATGTGGTTGCGGCAGATTCCCCGGTCACAGTGAATCAAGGAGTTGCTGGGTCGATTGATCTTGGTGGCGCCAACAAGAGGGCTGTCAACACCCAGGGCCATGCCCGATACACAGGCAAGGCGTTCACGGCCAACGGCGCCACGACCACATTCACCTATCCTGTGAATACCCGCTACCAATACATCACGACCTCGGCGGTATCGCTCAACACCACTCTCCCGGCCACTTCTGCCGCCTTGGATGGCATGGTCATCACCTTCGTGGCAGGGTCGGCCGTTGTCGCAGCCACTTGGACCGCTGGAACTGGTGGAGCGACCATCGTAGGCGCACCCGCCGCCCTCGTTGCGAATACGCCTGTCCGATTCATCTACCACCACGCCACCACCAGTTGGTATCCCTACTGAGAAAATGAGGGAGCCGCCATGCCGCTTCTCGCACAGCCAGCCCTGATCCCTTCCAAACTCGCGTTAGTCAACGAGGCTCTGGCTTCTCTGAAGCAGCCGCCGGTCACCACGCTGGCCAACCAGAAGCCGCTGATCACCATGCTGGGCAACAGCGTGGATGATTGCGTGAACGACATCTACAGCCGGGCCAACTGGCGCTTCCGTCTGCGCGTGGTCCCGATTGATCTTGTAGCTGAACAGGAGTTCTACTCCATCCCACCTGACTTCGGTAACCTCTACAGCAAGGGCATCACCGCCTCCAACCTATTCATCCCGTATGTCTCCGCTGACGATTACGATTCGCTGGCGCAGACCCCGTATGGAACGCCCGGTGACCCCAGCGGCCAGCCCATCGTTTTCACGATGCGCGACTTCATCAGCTTCCAGTTCTACCCGAAGCCTAACGCCTCCTTCGTGGCGGTCTTCCCGACTCTGGAACTGCAATACCTCTGCTCCGCTGAACCTGTGGTCAACGAGGAAGACAGCCCTTTCCTGCCCTACGCCTTCAAGCTGTGCGTGGTGAATTTCCTGAAGTATCGGTGGATGGCGTCCAACGAATACGGCGTCACCGATATGCAGGAAGCCAAAGGCATGTATGAAGGTCAGCTTGCGCTGTTGCTCACGCGCAACGACCCGGCTCCCAATGGCCATCGGATCAGGTCCGGTTATCGCCTTGGCAACGGGCGCTCGGGTGAGAGCCTGGGCCTCGACAAAATGAACCCGCTTGGGGGCTGGCGATGACGCGGGAATATGTGGGCCGCGTGAACGGCCCAGCCAAGATGAAGAACTTTCGGGGCATGAACCCCGCGAGTTCTGAAATCAACCAGGACCCCAACGGTGCCCTGGTGATGGTGAATTGCGACATCAGCACCATCGGGTCGGTGAAGATGCGGAAGGGCTGGGTTCCTGTCGATGTGACGCCTGCTCTGCCTGACGCTACGGTGGATGGCGTCTTTGACCTGAAGACCGACAGCGGTGAAGCCCTGATTGTTGTCTGCGGCGGTAAGATTTTCAGGATCATCGGCAACGCGGTGACGGATATTTCGGCGGCGCTTGTAATCACCCCCGGCTTCCGCTGGCGCGGCGATCAGTCTCACGATCATGTGTTCATCGCCAACGGCGTGAACCAGCCTTTGGTGATCGGCCTGACCGGCAACGCGGTCACCTATTCTGCCTATTCCATCGCCAACAGTTCAACGCCTACCATCCCCGTGGGCGTCACCATCGACACTCCCCCAGCCGTGAAGTGGAAGAAGACCGCCCACGGTCTGCTGAATGGTGATCAGGTGAAACTGGTCACCACCGGAACGCTCCCGGCGCCCTTCGTGGTCGGCACCACTTACTATGTGGTCAACCGCGCCACCGATGACTTCCAGCTTTCCGCAACGCTTGGCGGTTCTCCCATCACCTACACCACGGCCGGGAGCGGAATCTTCGCCTACTCGCAGACCGGTGTTGATCAGACACCTTCCTCTTGGGTTTCCAAACCCCCGCACGGCTTCATCCTACTGAACCAGCTTGGCGCTGAGCGTATGTGGGCGTGGAACCTAGAGACTGTTTTCTACTCTGCAATCTCAGAGCCTTGGGATTATGTGGCCGCGAACAACGCTGGGTTCATTGATGTGCGCCCTGGCGATGGGGACAGCATCGTGGCGACCACCGGGTCTTACGGCTATGTCGCCGTGATGATGCAGAACCGGACTCTGGTTTACAACGGCACCGGCCCGAGTGATCTGGCGCTGAGCCATGTTCTGCCGATGGGTTGCACTTCCCCCGACTCCATCATGACTATCGGTGATGACATCGTTTTCCTATCCCCCTACGGTCCTTCGAATCTGAAGCGGTTCATTAACGGAACTCAGTTGATCCAGAACATCATCGGGTTCCAGATCGCACCCCTCATGCACCAAGTCGCATCCCTGGACGGCTGGGGAAAGTGCGTGGCTTACCACGACATCGTGAACCGCCGTGTGTTGTGGTGGCTCCCTGAAGGCGATTTGCCCACGCAGGGTTTCGTTTATCAATACGATGTTCAGTCGTGGCCAGGAACCTGGAGTGGCTGGACGATCAACTGCGTCACGCGCACCAGCGGCAACCAGTTGATCGCTGGCACCACGGGCGGCAAGCTCATGATTCTGAACCAAGGTGGCGATGACAACGGCGCAGAAATCAACGCCTTCTACTCCACCGCTTGGTTTGACAAGGGCGAACCCGAGCGGAACATGACTTGCCCCTTCATGGAAATCTGGCTTCGCGCTTCGGGCGTCCGTATGTCTATCACCGCAAGCTGGGACTATGGCGATCTGGTTGACTCACAGGACATCGTTTACGAAGACCGGACTGGTGAGTGGGGCCAAGCGGCCACCGACAATGCTCCCAATGTGAAGTGGTGGGGCGTTCACTCTGTTCCAGGCGAACCGGAAGGCGTGTGGCAGGATTCCGCTTTCAGGCGGGTCAGGACTGACATCTACGGCATCGGCCGGGCTGTCCAGTTCACTTTCCAAATGAACGGCAGCGGCGAGGCTGAGATTCTGGCCTATCGCCCTGACCTCAGATCCAAGGGCCTCCTATGAAACTCCATGTGGAACCGATCAAGCCGACAGTTCAGGAAGTCCTGGCCATCCATGAACGCCTGGATATTGTCACGGGCTTCATGCGCCAGAACCCTGGGGTATTTTTCGATCTGGCTGAGAAGGCGGTGTGGCTGGACTTCGTGGATGCCAAGACTGACATCAGCCAGTTCAAAGCCTGCATCATCTTCGGCCCTGAGCCGATGACCGCGCAGATGTATGCCTTCCCTTCCTTCGCCTCCGATCAGGAAATGGACACACCGGGCGTCTGCCGGGCGGCCCATTTCGTTGGCAAGCGCCTGATGGCAGATCTCCGCGAGAACGGCGTTCACCGGGTCCACGCCGTGGTCCCCATGAATTGCGTCAGGGGGCTTCGGTTCCTCAAGTCCCTCACCGGCATGGTCGAAACCAGCCCCATCAAAGGGATGCGCGACGTCTTCCATAACGGGACCAGATGGCTCAACGCTGCTGCTTTAGAACTGGTATTAAAAGATCCTGCACACCAGGAAGAATTGCCTCAAACTGAAGCACAGGTAAATACCCCCGCGGGAGGTTAATATGCCGTTCAATACAAGTGGAGCAGCTTCCGGGGCGGCGGCTGGGACCTCCATCATGCCTGGTTGGGGAACCGCCATTGGCGGTTTGCTTGGCGGTTTGTTTGGCGGCGGCGCTCAAAATACCCCCCGGCCCACGCCCACCAACTACTTCGGCATGAACGGCAGCGGGATGTATTACAATCCCGCGACCAACGGCTACACCAGCCTGGACCCGCGCATGGGGTTTGCCGATCAGGGTGCGCTCTATAAATACCAGCAGATGATGGACTCGCTGACTGGCGGCACCGGCTCCGTCCAGGCCAGCGCCCTGGCCGAAGCCAACCGAATCAAAGACCAGATCAACGATCCCAAGACTCCAGCCTCCATGAAGGCCGAACTCCAGGCGCGGCTGAACCAGATCAACGAAGTCTCCCGCACGGTAGGCGACTGGCACAACCCGTTGGGGAAGATCGGGGAGACTGATCCGAACCGCCAGCTTGAGTTTCAGAAGCAGGCCGGGACGGTTCAGGACTACCTGAAGAACACCCTGAACCAGCAGATGAACGCGCGGTCCTTGGACGAGAACAGCGCCCTGGCCAGTCGTGGCCTCGGCTCCAGTTCCAACGCTCAGTATGGCGCTGGCACTCGGGCGTTGGACTACGGCGTAGCCTCTGGCCAGAACGAAATCACAGCTAACGACTATCTGCGCCAGCTTCAGGCCGGGGACGAAGCCAAGAAATACCAACTGTTCAACCTGGCCCAAGGGGGCGCTGGCGCCATTGAGGGAAAACAGCTTTCTCAGGAACAGATTGCCCTCAACCAGATGATGATGGGCATGAACTTCGGCTCTGCCTACAACACCAGCGTTGACCAGTGGAACCGCCAGGGTGCGGCCATCAACGCGGCGAACAAGGGGATGGATGCCGCCGGTTGGCGGGACGCCCTTAGCGCTGTCGGCGGCGGGGTGACCAA